AAGTTGACTTAACCGCTGATGGTTCATGGGTATTGTGGGACAATGGATTCTCAATTGATGACAATTTTACAATGAGAATTTGGGGCAGAGATTTTAACGACTACGAAACAATTGTAGAAGTGTGGAGTTCGGCACTTGCACCTGCGACAAATAATATTAAATTAATTTATATGGTTGACACATATGCAAATAAAGTATATGTAGAACTCAGATGTTCGCAGAATGGAGTTGCACCGTATTATATTTATAGTAATTATATTGACCCTCCGCTATCAACAGAACAATTGTTTATATGGGTGCGGCGAGTGGGAAATATTTTTGATTTAATCATAGAGAATAAGGGGGTAGTATAATGTTGTCATTTTGCGGATATAACTTTATGAGCGACATTAACGCTCTCGACCCATTAGCGACCAATCTAAATAATATAGATAACGTTCAGATTCAGAATGGTATATTTGACCACTTTAATATCACCAGAGATGTAACGTCTGCATATAGTTCCGACCTACCGGGATTGTGGGATTTTTTAACTGTAATGGATGCAAATTTTGAAGGCACTATTAATGCGGGCAATGTAGACTTTTTATTCAACCAGATATCTCATATTCGTGTTAAGCGCCGAAAATTAGGTGAATTTGAGTGGTTATATTTAAAAGAAATTCCAATTAATTCTGTAGAGGATTTAACCTTTGTTATAACCGATAATCTAAACAAACATGGCGAAATATACGAATACGCATTTGTTCCGACTCTAAATGGTATCGAGGGCAACTATATCACAAGTAGTATTGAGTCAGAGTTTGAAGGGGTATTTATATGCGATTTAGATTCAATATATAAATACTATGCAGGAGTATCCTATGGAGACTCTGAACAAGTCATGCGTGTGGGCGTTTTTGAGCCTATGGGGCGACAATATCCAGTCGTGGTAAGCAATGCTATGACCAACTATCAAAGAGGGGCCGTATCAGGCACTATAACTCAAGAAAACTTTGACGACACTAGAGTAATCGACCGAATTGCAACGGTTAAGTATCGTAAAGAACTTTTAGACTTTTTAACTAATAAACGTGCGAAAATCTTAAAAGACTGGAACGGTAATCTGTGGCTCATGATAATCTCTGGTAGCCCGACAGTATCTTATGATAGTAGTTTTGGTATGGGTATTGCTGACGTTGGATTTGAATATGTTGAACTTGGAAATGCAGAAAATCAGCGTGATTTATATAATGCAGGATTAGTAGATTCACCGACAACGGGAGGCTGATGATATGGCAACACAACAGAATTATAACACAGCCAAACAGAATGTAAGAAATTTAAGAGTTAAGATTGACCTGCTTAATTTTAACTTTCAGACAGTAGATGCAATTGAAGGTAATGTAATATCTGGTTCGATTAATATTGACGCTAATAGTGATATTCGCCGCACGTGCGATATCTCATTAGTTGTAACAGATGCGTCGTTTAACGTAACTGAAGGTGGCAAGATTTGGATGGATAAATATATTCAAATCTATACTGGTATTGATGATATTAGAACGGGTGAAACAGATTGGATTAATCAGGGCATATATATTATAAACGCTCCGTCACTTCAATTCGACGCAGTAACAGACACTTTATCATTTCAAGGGTTAGACCTTATGGCAAAGCTGACTGGCGCACGAAATGGATTTATGGATGATATAACAACTACAATCACAACGGGGTCATCTATACGAACTGTAATGATTGAAACTTTACAGAACTTCACTCAATTCACAAGATTTGCCATTGAGGATAATCCGCAGAAAACTCCTTACGACATGGTGTTTGAAGTCGGTAGTACAGTATATGATATTTTATCTCAACTAAGAGACATAACTCCCAATTATGAGATATTTTTTGATGTTGACGGTACATTTGTATATCAAAAAATACCAACGGGCGAAAGCGACCCCGTAATTGCAGATAATGATTTGTGGGATGATATCTTAATCAGTGAATCTACTGATGTAAATTTTGACGAAGTTAAGAATAGGATTATAGTATTAGGCAGAGCGCACGACCCTGACCATTTTGGTTCAGCAACATTAGTTGGTAGTGAATATCAAGTAACAATTGCGACAATTGGTGTTCTTGAAACTGATATGATAATTGGATTTACAACAACTGCACTTGCCACAAATCCTACTCTTAAAATAAATTCACTTGCCGCAAAACCACTTGTAAACGAAGATGGAACTCCCGCAGTATTGCCAGACGCAGAAGCATTTTATATTGTAAGAGTTTTGGCTAATGGTAATTTTTTATACATGGGTAGACAACAAATTCGTGCAGAAGCATCAGACACTAACCCAAATAGTCCATATTATATAAATGGCAGTATTGGTGAGATTCTATTGCCACTATACGGCGGCGAGTATGATAATATTGTAACCGATGACCTTGCGGGGCAAAGAGCAAGATATGAACTTTGGCTAAGAACACGAATGAACGACAGCATAGTATTAACTTGTGTTCCTGCATATTTTTTAGATGTTAACCAAAAAATATCATATGCACGAATTGGCACGACAGAATCATTAGAATATCTTATAAAGTCAATTAGTTTTGACTTGTCCGAATCTGGAACAATGAGCATAGAATGTATTAGATTTTATGCTGAATATCCAGATATTTAAAATAGAAAGGAGTTGAATATATGTCATCTACCTATGCGGATTTATCAAATACAAATTTTCCAGACAGCATTGACGTATTTACAAATTTTTTAAATATGCTTGCCACCGATGGCACTCTTGTCAATCAATATCAGACCGCAATGAAGGCAGGAGATTTGGCGACAGCACAAGCAATCTTAGCTCAAATTCCAAATGCTAATCAAAAAGTGCTAACCGCAGATAAACTAAACAAATATAAAGATGCAATTATCGCACTTGAAAGATTCTGGACAACCGATATTAAACCATATATTGACACTAAACAGACTGAATGGGAGAATACTATTGACCTGTTTAGTTATATTGGAGAATATAATCCATCCGTGCAGTATCAAAAGAATAATTTAGTAGATTATACATCTTTAGGCATCAAAATGATATATATATGCACTGCTACGCCGCCTATCGGAACTGCGCCGACTAATACTACCTATTGGCGAGTTTTGACGATACAAGGGGTCAAGGGGGACTCAGGAGTGGGGCTGTCGTTTGTGTTTGCATGGAGCGCCGCACAAGCATATAGTTTACAAAATGTAGTATCATATGAAAATGCTCTTTGGGGCTGTATTCAGGCTAATACTAATCAGCCGCCATTTGACGGCTCAACATATTGGCAGTATATTGCAAGTTTAACAGGAGAAAAATATCCTGTACAATCAACTGCGCCTCCGGGCTTATCAACAGGTGCGTTGTGGTTTCAAACATTATAAAAGGGGGAGATATAAATGATAGGCACTATGCCAAAGAGTCAAGATATACATTTATCTGACGCAGGATTAAGAAGTCAATTTGTCTCCCTTTTTACAAGCGGCGACTATACGGGAGCATTTGATGTTCTTAATAATAATCCTCAATTGGATAATAAAAAGATTGTTGCGGATGCGTTAAATGCACTCAATGTCGCAATTACATATTTAGAAAATTTATACTATACTAATGTAGATAATTTTTTAGCGTCAGAATTGGTGCGACTCCAAACTGCAATTGACCGATATAGAAAAATCGGAACATATAGTGGTGCAGTACAATATCAAGTGAATAATTTTGTAATATATAACTCACTTGCATATATGTGTATTGCTACGCCGCCAATTGGCACACTACCTACCGATACTAACTATTGGGAAGAAGTTGGACTAAAAGGAGAACAAGGCGCATCGAGTTTAAACTTAACGCTAAAATACGAATGGAGTAATTTAACATCGTACTCAATCAGAGATGTTGTAGTTTATGAAGAAGATTTTTATGTCGCCAAGACAAATAATGTCGGCAAAATCCCATCGACATCAACTGCTGATTGGGAGATATTGTTGACGATTAAACGTAAATACATACATACGGATGCTACAGGAGCTTCGTTGGTTAACGGAGATATATGGTATAAACCATTATAAGAAAGGAGAAATTATGGCTAATGTAGATTTTTTGCCAAATGTAAAAACAGCAACTGGCTTTGATGCCTTAAATACAGTTTCGACATATATAAACCACACGGCAAGAACAGTAACCACAAATGGTGATACATATAATATAACCGTACCTGCCCCAAATGATATTTTAACGGGGCAGTTTGTGTTGATTTTTGTGCCTGATAGCGATAATATTGCGGGTATGAAGATTAGTATTAATAATGGGGTAGGGACACCTATTTATGTTGACGAAAATCCGGCAGATGCAGGATTGTTAAAAAGCGGCATTCCAATCCAACTAATAGTAGATATGATATCTAATAAGGCGTATGCAAATAAGACTATCTTAGAATCAGAGTCCTGCATCGTCACAGTCTCAACATCAGATTCACAAGCTGTATCAGGGCAGACGATAACCCTGACTAACCTGACGTTATCCACCACGGAAACCTATACGCTACTAGCAGGAGAAACATCACATACATTTAAAGTAACTCCAACACAGATTTATAAAATAAGCGTAGATGCGAAATCGACATACGTTGCTCCGTCAGAATCAGCTGAGTTTTCAGCAATTGCAGGCAACGTAAGAAATGTGGCAATGCAGTACGAAAAAATGTTCCGATATGGATTTAGAAGAACCAAAGCAGAGTCTAACCCGGACACACGAATAGAATATTTATTTGATGCGGTTGGTATGACTCCTGCCTACATGGACTTCACAAGTGGCAATTTTAACTACGGGTCATGGGAAACATTTACAGAAGAAGTATCCCGACCCGTTATGCTGAAAACCGACGGAACAGTCGATTATGAACTGTCACGAAACGACATGACGAAAAAGGTTGACGGCGTAACCGCATCCGATATTGCTAATACATCATACGATGGCAACGCTATGATTGAATTCCGCAAATTTAAATGGGTCAGACGATACGAAGATGCGACTTACGAGTATGTAATATTTTCGAATGCCCAATATGATGTGGATTATAAAGCATATGCTCACACCAATGCACTTGGAAATATCAACGAAGCGTTTTATTGGGGGGCGTTCAAGGGAACCAATATAAGCAGTAAACTTCGGTCACTTGGAACGGGTGCAGTAATGGTATCGCAAACACGAAACACCGAGGTGTCCTATGCAACTGCAAACGGTAGTGGATACTACACTATCTACAAGTCTGGATGGGATTATATCGGAGATTTGCTGACACTAATTTCTAAATCTGATAACTCGCAGGCAAAGTTCGGAAGTGGCAGAAGTAAATCCACAAATACAACGGCAATCGCAACTGGTACTCTAAAAGCACAACCGTACTTTAAGGGGTATAACGACGAAACATCTGACGTAAAAGTATTCGGAATCGAAGGGTTTTGGGGTAACGTATGGGAAGGCATGGCGGGTTTGATTTTAAATAGCGGAATTAAAACTAAAATGACACCCCCTTACAATTTTGATGGCACAGGATATACCAACACAGGAGTAACGCCAAGCGGAACAAGTGGTGGTTTTGTAAACACCGCATCTGTAACCGACGCAAGTGGATATATGCCTAAAACCGCAAGCGGAAGTGGAACAACTTATTATTGCGATGGATTATGGTTTAATAATTCGCAAGTAGATTATGCGCTAGTCGGTGGCAATTGGAGTGACGCTTTGCGTGTTGGCTGCCGTTCTGTGTATCTGCGCTATTTGACTTCTGATACGGGCGCCTACTTCGGCTCTCGCCTTTCTTATAACAACCCTGCTTAGGCGGGGTTTGGGGCCGCCCAGGCCCCAATATAGGGTTTTAAAGTGCAGAGTCGGTGGCAATTGGAATAACGCTTTGCATGTTGGATGCCGTTATGTGAATCTGAACAATTTGACTTCTAATACGAACGCCAACATCGGCTCTCGCATCTCTTATGATTTAAAATTAAAATAGCGCACTTTAAAATCCTCGCCCCTTGGCGAAAATAAAGTCGTAGCAGGCAGGGGTTAGTAAATAATTGAAATCCCTTGAGACAATAAGAAAGGTTATCTGTGAAAAGAAAAGGATATATTTATGAAGAAATATGCCATAAAGAAAATATACGAATGGCGATATTAAAAGCGTCAAAAGGTAAAAGGCATAGGGGTGATGTTCAAAGAGTATTATCTAATATGCCAAAGTATATTGACAAAATACAAAAATTATTAATATCTGAATCTTATATGCCAAGCGATTATAAAATAGAAACGATAAAAGAGGGCATATCACAAAAGGAAAGGATTATATACAAGCCAAACTTTTATCCTGACCAAATTATACATTGGGCGATAATACTAAAACTAGAACCAATATTATCAAAAGGAATGTATATTTTTAGTTGTGGTAGCATCCCCAACCGTGGGGTTCATTATGGAAAAAAGTATATCAACAAGTGGGTAACGAAAGACCATAAAAACACAAAATATTATCTAAAACTCGATATACATAAATTTTATCCGTCTATTGATGTTGATATTTTGAGACTAAAATTAAGAACAAGAATAAAAGATAAAAAGGTTTTGTTTTTAATAGATAAAATATTGTCAAAAAGTGATGGCCTTCCTATTGGTATTTTGATTAGCCAATGGTTTGCAAATTTTTATCTTCAAGAATTAGACCACTACATTAAAGAAAAACTTGGTGTTAAATACTATATGAGATATATGGATGACATGGTTTTGTTTGGCAGGAATAAAAAAGAGTTGCATAAAGTACGAATTAAGTTATCAGAGTTTTTGGAAAAAGAAAACCTGAGCCTGAAGAAAAATTGGCAGTTATGTAGGTTTGACCCTGAACCTTTGGATTTTATGGGGTTTAGGTTTTATCGTCATAAAACAACTATGCGTAAATCCATAATGTTTAGAATTTCACGCAAGGCAAATAAAATATCTAAAAAACCAAAACCGACCTATAAAGACGCTTGTAGCATGATGAGTTATCTTGGATGGGTTAAAAATTCCGACAGTTATTTGTTTTTTAAAAATAGAATAAAATCAAAGGTCAATATTAAACAGTTGAAAAATATTATCAGAAAAGAGGTAAAAGGATGAGAACTTACAAAAGTCAGTCAGCATCAATGCCTAGCGATTGGGATTTAGATTCGAGTGCAACGACGGTGTATAAAAATTACAATATCACGTCGGCAGATTCAGATGGCATCACAATGTACTATTATGATGTCGACGAATATACACGTATTGAATATGACTCAATGGTGTTAATGCAAACACGAGCAGATACCGACTACATAGCTGTAATGATGGGGGTTGATTTATAATGTATGATAAAATTAAATACTATTACGACAACGGATTATGGGGTATTCAGAGGGTATGGAACGTTGTCGGTAAAGCGATAACGGAAGATGAGTATTTCGATATTACGGGGCTTGTATACCCCGAAAAATAACCCAACAGCACGAAAGGAGAAATAATGGTTAAGACAATTAAACTAAACACAATGCCATGTATTGTCGCTGATGATATATTGGCGTTTGACCCGAATAGCGGGCTAAGAAACTATGCTAATACTATTAGTGGGAGTTTCACATATCCTGCGGGCGACAAACCCTGCTCAATCCTAATCAATGGTGGCAAAGATGTATATTCATACGCTTGTCATGCGTGGTTAGATTTTCCAGAATGTGTAATTTACAGATATAAAGATGGTACATTTGGCATTAAAAAATGCAAAACAACAACCGACATCCCTAATAGGCAAAACGTATTATGGGCAGTTGGAGGTATGGGGTTGTTAAATATGTACAATCCTAAAGAAGAAGGGTTTGCAAGATTTACAAAGAATGGCAAAACATATGACTATTCGGATGTGTTGAGAAGAACCAATCATACTGTATTGGGCATTAAAGATAATCGGTGTTATTTAATTTATGTTGCCAATAAAACGGGCGCAGAAGTTAATTCATATTGTAAAGCAATTGGACTTGACATGGCAATTATGCTTGATGGAGGACATATCGCCGCAATTAACGGTTCTGAATCATATGCTAAGATTAATACATCTACAAAGCAAGGATATGCAATTCAGGCTATTAGTGGCACATTTAACCAGTCAGAACTGCCTCCCAAACAGTCTGATAGCCCTGTACAGCCGAGTAATCCTACAACTAATACTACGGTAAGGCATACAGTTAAAAAGGGCGAATCACTCTCTAAAATAGCGAAACTATATGGAGTATCT